GAGCGCTCAGGCTGCAGCAGATGCTGTAGAAAAGCAAAGGGATGCTGTAGAACAGTCTAGACAGTATGAGTTAGATAGCCTAACAGGACTTGATAAAACTGATGGAAAACTTAAGACTAGAAAACAACTTGAAGAAGAGATTAAAAATCTTGAAGATGAAGTCTTTAAAATTGAAGAAGAAAAGATCGAGCCAGCACAAGAATTTATTCGCCTAAGACAAATTCAATTAGATAAGGATATAGAAGGAGTTACTGTCCTTGGAAGAACAAGAGATGCTTGGGAAGCAATTAAAAACCAGGTAGATCTTGCACTTATTAAGAGCGCAGCATTTGTAGATTCTATGGGTCTTGCAATAAGCACTCAAGCAAATTTGATTGCAGGATATAAAGCAGAAGTTGGTGGCAAAGATGGTGCATTTATTAATAGCAAAGCCTTTGTTCCAGAAAAAGGTTTTGAAGGAGAAACTCCAGCAGATAAGGCAGCAAGAGAAAAGAAAGCAGCAGAAGATAAAGCAGCAGCAGACAAAAAAATTGCAGATGACAAGATTGCAGCAGATAAGGCTATAGCAGATAAAGTTGCAGCAGATAAGGCTCTAGCAGATAAACTTGAACTTGAAGCACTTGAAGCATTAGAAAAAGCAACAATGTTCCGTGGTCGTGGCGGAGTGGGTCGTTATCTTGGAATGATGGCGATGGCTTCTGGAGGAGTTGTACCAAATGGCTTTGAGTCTGGAGCGTATGCAAAGGGAACTGACACAGTACCAGCAATGCTCACACCAGGAGAATATGTCTTAAGAAAAGATGCAGTAAAGAAGTATGGTGTTAAAAATCTTGATGCAATGAATGTTGGTTATTATCATGAAGGTGGACCAGTAGGGCATAGACACGGAAGAAATGCTCCTGAAATGCCTAAGTTAGTCCCAGGAACAGGAGTATATAGCGGAAGCACTTTTGTTCCAGCAAAGTATGAAACTGCTCCAAAGGAAGAACCTGCTCCAAAGGAGACAGGCTATTATACTGCAGATGGTAAGCCACTTGCACCTGGATTAAATAGAGATGGTAACGACGCAGGGTTTGACGCATTGTTTAATAAAAAGAATTGGGAGAAGACAGCAAACTTCTTTGGATTACCATCAATTGGCAAGACTGGTTATGACCTTGTCAGGTATGGTGGTAACCCAATGGGGATGATGATTGCTAGAGCCACGGGGCAAGAAATGAAGTCTACTATAGGCGATAACTTTGTGGCTGGACTATCTCTTCTTCCTATTCCACTTGCAAAATTAGCAAAGCCAGTAGTAAACCTAGTAAGCAAAATAGTTCCTAAAGGTGTAAAAAACTTCCTTACAGATCAGGGTATTGATATATTTAGTAAAATATCTGCCAAGGTAAATGCACCTACTGCACCTGCACCGACAGTAGGAACTCCTTTTGTTGCTCCTAATGCTGTTGTGGCTGGCTCTGTTACTCCTGAGACTGGAAGGCTTGCTTCTCTTGCTTTTGACGTTGCAGGAACAATAAAGAAAATAGTTAACTTGCCAAAAACTAGGAAACAAGAAGTACTACAAGAAGAGGCAGCCTATGCAAAAAAATTAGAAGATGCTAAAAAGTTTCTTCAAGACAATCCACCACCACCAAGACCAGGTGGGCCTGGAGCACCACCACCACCAGCAAAAAGCCTTTGGGATGACACAGTAGAAAGTCTTATGCCAGGTTCTTCTTCTTGGGATGACACACCTGTTACAGATTTTTGGAATCCTGCTACACCAGCACCACAGTCTCCTATCAAAACAATTGCATCAAATATTGCTTCTACTATTTCTAAACCAGTAACTGCCCCAGCAAAGTTTGTTAAAAGAGTTGCTGAGATATTTGGACATTCTTGGAAATATGGCAAAAATGATGCAGTTCGTTGGGGCGGTACTTTTGATTACTGGGGCAGGCAAATGTTGATGAGAGAAATTGCTAACAGAACTGTTGGTAAACTTGCACAAAAGATTAATCCAAAACTAACAATAAAAAGTAAGGTAGATGCGCTAGATCCAGCCGAGCCAGCAATAAATGCATACTCTACATTACAAAAATATATGTATCCACTAGAAGGTGGAAGAGGACTGTACGATCTTCAGTACAGGAATATACCAGATCATATTTTACAAAATTTTGTAAAAAATCCTATATCAAAAGCAAAAATTACTCTTTCTGAATTAAAGCAAATTACTACTGGTGGAATGCTTTCTACTAATCCTTTTATTAGAGGTACGGCTGAAAAGCAAATGGCTGCCGACGCCAGCATTCAAACATTTGTGGACTCTCTCCCAGGTGGTTTTGGAGGACTCCTGCAAATCTTAAGAGGTGTTCATAGAGCCAATACTCCATACCTGGCTGCACCAAAATCTGTATACGAAAGACTAGCAGCGTCAAAAACTGGAGAGGGACCAATGCCAGCAAACGCCTATGGCCCAGGCAACTATTTTGCTACTAGCGGTATAACTTCTGACAGGTTTTTTTCATCCTTTGGACCGTATGCATATAAAACAGCATTGACACCATCAGCAATCTTAAAAGTTTTACGCAGCAAAGGTTTTGCTACACAGGAACAGGTAAAAGCAGTTGCAGACAAACATGGAATTTCAGCAAGCCTTGAGGGTATTGGGTCTAATGCAGATCACCCATTATTAAAAGCCTTAATAGATGAAGGATATTTGGGATATAGACATAACGATGCCTTTACTAACTGGATGATGGGAATAATGCCAGGCATGGGATTTAGATTAGTTGAACGTCCAAAAGTTCCTGCTCCATATATCCCTACTCTGCCAGATGGATCAATTGCTCCTGTACCCAAGGTGGTAATTAAAAAGGCTCAAGGCGGAATAGTTCCCAACTACTTTGCTGCAGGAGGTTTTGCAAGAGGTACAGATACCGTACCTGCAATGTTAACCCCAGGAGAGTTTGTTATGAGTAAGTATGCTGTAGATTCTTATGGTGTAGATAATATGAAGAAAATCAATAGTGGCGCAGATCTCGGCGGGGCAGTGTATAATAATACATATACATTAACAGTCAATGCAAAGACAGATGCTAATCCAAACGAAATTGCACAGACAGTAATGTCACAAATAAGAACAGTAAACGACAGAAGAGTTAGGGGGATAAACGCAAATGTCCGCAATTAATCCAAGTTTTAACTACATGCAAAAACGTAAAAGATATAACAGACCTAGTGCAATGCTGTGGTCTGAAAACTCTGGTACCCTGATTAATAGTTTGTATATTCCTTACGGCCTAGAAGTTGGGGCAGATGCAACTCTTGAAGTAGACCAAAGCCTAGCAAACCAATTCCTAATTCTTACAGATGATAACAGAACCCCTTTAGATTTTTCAGATGAGCGTATTGAAAAACGGGAGAGAATGATCAATGGCCGTATGAGATCCTACCATACTGCAGATAAGATGAAGATTAGCACTAGTTGGAATATGATTCCATCAAGGTCTCACGCAGAGGTTCCAGGCTTTGATCCAGCAACAGGACTATCTCCTCATACCTCATATACTTCAGATGGCGGAGCAGGTGGAGCGGACATGCTTGAATGGTATGACGGTCACAAAGGTTCTTTTTGGGTGTTCCTTGCATATGATAGAAAAGGAATTTTTAAAGGAACTGAGTCTCCATATGATCACCTACAGCAGTATAACCAAATTGTAGAAATGTTTATATCAAGTTTTTCATACTCTGTAGAAAAAAGAGGAACTAAGTTTGATTATTGGAATGTCTCGGTTACCTTGGAAGAGGTATAATGTTTGAGGATAAAGACTTACAAAATTTCTTAGAGACATCTCCTACAATAAGAAATAAGTCAAATATAATTGCTGAATGGAATATGAATATTCCAACAAACATAAAACAAATAGGAAACTATAGATACAGACCAACCCAGTCATCATCAGTATATGCCTCTTTGCCAAACAGTTTTGATGTTAGTGATACAGGAAATTTCTATACAGGAGCAACAGATGCAGATGTCCTTGTTGATGGAACATTTGACAATAACAATATACCAACAACGCTATTGACCAAAAAAGAAAAACTGCAAACCCTATATTCTTTAGAGGATTGCTTCGGACAGTTTAGGCCAAGGTCTGGAATAAATAAAGCAATATTCTTTGAGGGCGGGAAACTACACCACCCTAACCTTGTAATGGCAGATAGACCAAGATATTATATGCCAGATAAAAACGATAAGTTTAAGTACTGGACATCATACAGAGGAGAGGGAACATATAAGTATACATATAATGATAATACAGTTTCTTATGGACCGTCTCAAATATTTACAGATAAAAATGGAAAACAAAAGTTAGGTACTGTCGAAACTTGGTCTGAGTATGGAATTGCGTCAAAGTCCACAGGATCACAGTATGCGATAGAAGATGCAGTTCCTTTTGTTGTTTATAAAGAAAAGATTCCAACCAACAGGGTTGTAGTTAAAATGCAAACTCATACAGGAACAGAAAACTTAGGGCCATTCTCTTCCTCTACTGGCTCTTATGCAGATCCGTTTTATGGAGAACTAAATCAAAAGACTCCAAGTAAATGGAAAATTCAATTTTTAAAAGATAACAATTGGGAAAATGTTGTGTCTTTTGATCCATCAATTACAAGGAAAGACGGCTCTCCCATAATTAAAAGTGACGGGTATGTTGAAATTGCCTACGGCTTAATTATTCCAGAAGAGTGGAGAGCAAGTTTTGTTTTAGCAGAAACATATACTACCGACGCACTTCTTCCAGAGCAGTCTGTTGTTGGATATGCATACCTGATTAAACCTAATAGCACAGATCTTGGTGTATATCATATATGGAATGGTGAAGAGTATATTCTTTTAACTCCTAAGTACGGATGGTACATACAGGATGAAACAGTTGATAGACTAACAAACTTTGTAACAAATGCAACATCTCCAGATGTGTTTATTAGAACCCTAGACAAAAAGAAACAGTTTAGAGAATTTGAATATATTAGTGGGATAAGAATTGTTGTAGAAACAATGAACAAGAAAGACTCAACATTTGATCTTATTGAAATTTCTCCAAGACTTACTTTAAATGTTTCAGACAAAACGCTAGACTATTCTATTAATAAAAGTGCATCAGACCTAGGTCTATCTGGATTGCCAGTTGGACAACTCATAGCATCAAATGGAAGTATCAATCTTTTTGATCACGACCAGGCATTTAATACCAACAACGCTAATAGTATTATTGCAAAGTATATTTCAAGACATGTTCAGTTTAAGTTTTATGAAGTTATACTTGATGTTGCAGGTTGGGATTACTGGGTACCAATTAAAACATTATACTCTGATTCATTTCCAAAACAAGATTTAATGACCAAGCGTGTATCTATAAACCTAAGAGATCTGTACTGGTATCTTGAATCAGTTACTGCTCCTGAGATATTGATGACAGAGGTTTCTCTTAGTTCTGCAGTATCTTTGCTTTTAGATCATATTGGATTCTCTAACTATACATTTAAAAGAGTAGCAAATGAAACAGAAATAGTTATTCCATATTTTTTTGTTAGCCCAGAAAACAGCGTGGCTCAAGTTCTTCAAGATCTGGCTGTTTCAACTCAGACAGCAATGTTCTTTGATGAATATAATAATTTTGTAATGATGAGCAAAAACTATATAATGCCTACAGCAAAAGAAAGGCCAACAGACTTTGCACTTAGCGGAACAAAAGATTTTGTAGAGAGTAGAGAAATAAAAAATAAAACAAACAAGCCAAAGTTAGCAAATGTTATTTCTGTATCAACTCAAGAAAATGCGGTATATAACGATGGATCAATTAACTACAGTACAAGATATATAGAAAGATCAATTGGAACAATTAGAGAGGCAAGCCTTCTAGACAATGAAAGATATTACATATACAAGCCAGCCCTTCTATGGGAGGTCGCACCAAGCCAGAATACAAAATCTATAAATAATCAGGTTGGAACTCAGTCTTCATATGTTCTTAGTGCAATTCCGCTTAACTCAAATTTATCTGAAGCAGTTCCAGAAGTAAAAAACAATGTCGTAATTAATAACACTTTTAGCCTTGGTGAAGCCGTATACTTAATTACTAGGTATAACGGATACTTTTATTCTCAAGGAGAAATTATTAAGTACGATGCGGTTCAGTATAATGTTCCTGGGTTTGGAAATGTTTGGATAACTTCAGTCGAAGACTACCAATACTATTTTGCAAAATTGCCATTTAATGGCAAGATATATCCTACAGGATTAGTTAGAATTTATTCTGAGCCAAAGTATTTTGAGCAGCCTGCTGGAGTTGTTAATTTACAAAATGGAGCAGTAGCAAAACATGGTCGAGGACAATTTGGGACCAAGGTTGTAGCACACAATGCTGGAGTTGCTGACTATTGGAAGTCAGATGACAATGTTAGAGGATGCTACATGTCCTCTGAATATTTATTTGGGAAAGACCTAACCGCACCTACCACCACCGTAGCGTCTGCTGGAAAATTAACTTTGTCTGGAGTATCATCTGATGCTCTTTCAAAAACATCTTCTAGAAACGGAATCATAAAAAACTTTATGTCAACCTCTTTTATAGGAGAGGTTAGTACGACAACGGCTGTTCAAACAGGAACCCTACAGGCTTCAGCCCTATGCTTGACTGGTCCAAACTTTACAACCAAAGAAAAACCAAGAGATTTTATTTCATATGTCTATAAATCTTTAGAGGCAAACAAATATAAACATTTTGGTACTAGGATGAGGATTGTTGGTAAAATAGAAAACAATGAAGATAGAGGTCAAACATCCAACGGATCTACAGTCATGTATGTAGTCAAAGGAAGCACTCCTGATAAAGACATAAAGGTAACTGGTGGCTCTGGAGGTATTTCATTTATGCTAAACCCAACAACAAATGTTGGCTACTACTTTGAAATTTCAGCACTAGGTTTAGGAAATTTATCTAAAGATGAAAGAGAAAGCGTTAGTAATGTTTTCTTTTATAAGATTAAGTCAGAAAATGGAAAAGCCATTCCAGTAAAACTTTGGGAAGGCTTAGGAGAAATCACTGTAGATGATGGTAAGTATACTGGCAAAGCAAGATTGTTTGCAGAAGAAAACCCAACAGTGTATGATCTTGCAGCGGAGTATGAGGAAATTGGAAAAGTTAGAAGATTCTATTTATATCTAAATGGGAAACTAATTAAAACTGTGGATGATCTAGATCCTCTTCCAGTATATTCTAATGTAGCATTATTTTCAAGAGGGTCTTCAAGAGTGATGTTTGAAAATGTGTATGCACTTTGTAATAATTATTCACAGAACACGACCTTTTCTCTTGGTGCCCCAGTAAACTCTGTCTTTGGAGACTCAGACATAAGTGCTCATGAATCATTTAGAAAGTATGCACTTAGTGGGTTAATTCAAGACACCTATTTATCTGGCATAGGAACTTCTGAAGCACCAAAATATAATATATATTTTGAAGAATTTGGAAGTATTATGAGAGAAGCAGCAACATTTAACTTTAAATATGACAAGGCTTTTCCAGCATTAACTGCAAAAATATCTCCAACATTTACTGACATGAAAGGCTATGTTGTTTCAGGATTTAGAGCGGGATCCTACGGCGCAGAATTTATAATCTTTAACGCAACAGACAGAGCACTAATTCTTGATTCTGATTCTGGAAACTATTTAAAGGTTCAGGGAATAACATTTACCCAGCAATCAGATAACAGATTAAGCGTTGATGATTATTTTGATAAAAATTCAATTACATCTAATCCACAGTTTGTTGCAGATAAACTAATATCAAATCCTTACAAATTTAAACAAGACTATCAAGACATAAAACTAAGTCGCATGACTTATGGCAAAAAAGATTTCTCATTAAGCACTCCCTACATTCAGTCTTATGATGAAGCAAATAGTCTTATGAAATGGCTTATTGAAAAAATAGCAAAGCCAAGAAGATCTGTCGGCGTTAAAATATTTGCCATTCCCACTATTCAACTAGGTGACATTGTTACTCTTGACTACGAAGAAAATGGCATCAATATGGTTTCATCTCCACTAAGCAGGTTTGTGGTATATAATATAGACTATACAAAAAATGTAGAGGGACCAGATATGACAGTATTTTTAAGTGAGGTAGTGTAATGACAACAAGTGCGGTTGCAAACCTTCCAGATCCAACCCAGTCATCGACTAGCAATGCCGTAAAAATTGCAACTCCAGATTTAATCTTGAAATCATTTGAGCCAATTTCTTCGCAAATAATGACTGACCTTATATTTGAAGACATCGGTGGTCAAGAACTTGCAACAATATCCAGGCACGACTTAGTAAATGGACAAAAGGTAATCTATAACCCTATAAAAAATCTAACAGAACTATACCTGCAGTATAACCCAAACAATATTTTAAGGTTACAGTCATCAGACTCATTCTTTAAATCTTTATCTATTTCAATCCTAGATCGTCTTCCAGTGTGTGGAAATGGATATGACATAATTCCAGTAGAGATATCTCCAGGAGTTGTAAATCCAGACAAGACTAAATGGACAAAAGTTCCAAACTGTAAGTCAATCTATGTTGACCCAATTAGCGGGGACCTAATAATAAATCTTATTAATGTAAAAGAAGGCGAACAAGCCGAAGTGCAAATACTAACAAGTGGAAATACTTTTGGTGATACAATGTATACTGGAGGAAATTAATGATAACTAATACAGGTAAAAACATTCTTGCCAAGTACCTTGTGGGGCAGGTACCAGCATACGCCTCTCATATTGCAGTAGGTTGTGGCACAAAGCCCCTACTTGCTGATGCCGCATCAGTTGACTATTCAAACAAGCAGTCACTTGATTTTGAGATGTTTCGTGTTCCAATTATTTCAAGAGGCTTTGTAGATGAGTCTGGTGTTTCAAAGATTGTACTAACAGCAGAACTTCCAACACAAGACAGATATGAAATAACTGAGGTTGGTTTATTCTCTGGTGGATCAAACCCTAGTGCAGGACCTACAGACAGCAAGCACATATATTCTTTTTCTGATGAAGAAAACTGGAAGTATTCTTCTCAAGGAAGCAAGATACCAGCAATCGATGAACCATTGGATGATCGTGTTATCAACATAACTAATGCATCAGCCTCTGGAACTACCATAACATACACAACAGATGCCTCACACGGTCTTCCTGTAGGAACTGAAATATCTATTTATGGAGTATCTCCAGTAGCATTTAACCTATCAAAGGTAAGGATTGCAACCGTTCCAACTTCAACAACTTTTACCATTGTTTCTTCAACTGCGATTGTGGCAACTTTTATTTCAGCAGGATACTTAATTAACGATGTTGATACAAACACTATTAGTCAAGTTTACCCAGTCTTTAAAACAAATGCAGATAACAAAATTTTTACCAACTCAGATAGAGTTGACAGATATGAGAGATGCAGATTTTCAAATAGGATAATTGCAATATCTGGAAACAATTCTAAAATATCTGTAGGTACTAGTGGACGTCTAGATGTAATAGACTTAAGCCCAAATACACCATCAAACTTTATACAGTTGAGTGGTATAAAAATTGATCTTGACAAAAACTCTCCTACAGATGAGTTAAGGCTTGCATTTTCTGTTGTAAATAAAATTGGTAAGGTTGGAACTAGCGTAGTCTTGCAGCCAGAATCGGTTAGGATTATTGTTGAATTCTCATCTACTGGAACTTTTAAAAGTGGTAAGTGGGCAATCTTTGAGGCAGTTGTTAATAGCACAGACAATAATTTTTCAACCAATAGGTATTTTGTTATAAAGAAACAAATTCAAGAATTACAAAAAAGTCCAGACTTCTCGTGGGCAGAAATAAATACTGTAAGAATATATGCTTCTGTAATAAAAAGCGGAAGCGCAGAACCAACAGAAGACTTCTATGTTTGCCTAGATGGTTTTAGACTTGAAAATGTTACATCGACAAACTCTATTTACGGTTTAACTGGATACACAGTTATGAAAACCCCAGAAGCAAAACCAATTATTAAATCTGCAAACACAACAAACTACATTGAGTTTAGATTTGGTTTGGATGTGTTATAGTGGCAGATGAAGGAATTAAGAATGTTGTAGTTAAAAAAGAATCTTTAGGAAAGGTCTCTTCAGAAAATGGAAGAGTTATAAGATTTAGAATAGTTGCAGAGGACAAGAATAGAAAGTCCGCCTGGTCACAAATATTTATGGTAAATGGAGAGTTAGTCCAGGTTTTGCCAGGAGACATATCTGTAGTTGGAAATACAATTTTAGTAAATTGGTCTAATGGGGCTAACCCTTCAGAGCAGATTAAGTATGATGTTTTTGCTCAATATGGAACAGCAAACCCAGTTCATGTTGGGACTACAACTGGAACTAGTTTTTCATTTTTAAAAACTGGAACCCCTGAAACAGTAAAAGTTTTAGTTCAATTGGCAGCAATAAAACCAGTAGTCAGCACATCTATTAAAATCTTTGATTCTGGAGTCAGATCCGCAATCACAGGTCTGCGTCTGGTATAATTGTATTATGGCAATATTACCAGTACCAGAGCGTGGACAACCTCTAGACGTAACATATATATATCAGATTGTTAAGGCTATTAATGATTTATCTTCTCAGGTCTCTACCTCAACAGGCAAATATGTATCTATAGATGTCCCAAATAAAACACAACCAGAAAGTGTAAAGATATCAGAAGCCAGAATAATTGGTGGATACAAGCAGGTAACAACAAGCACAACAAAGACTGCAGGTTCTACTGAGCCTTTCTTTTATGAATTTGGAACAGACTTTAAGTTTGCACCAGTTGTTACAGCAACCCCAATTAACGTAGGAAATACTGATGCTGGAAAAGATGTTTCTGTAACTATTACCAGCATATCAACTTCAAGATTAGATGGTACAGTTAAATTTAATGTTGGTGCAGACACAACCATCGGGATTAATCTTATAATTGTTGGAATACCAAACTAATGATGTCTTGCAAGAAATGCAAGGGAAGAATGTTTGTAGATAGACAATATACAGAGATCAACCACCTAGAAGTATATTGCATGAAATGCGGTACAAGATTTTTTTTCCATCCGCCTAGCCACACTTTGGAGGGACAATGGTTACTAAAAAGGGAACTATTGAGAGCGAAAAATACAATGAGTCACCTGTAATACCAGGTAACAAAAAGGTTTGGTTTCTTAACGGAGACCTTGTTAGGATACATCATTACAATCATTCCAATGGAATAATGTCTGTTTATAATATTACAAAAGATCAAATTGAAAGTTGTCTTATTAGTGATTTTAAAAATAAAAGAGAGAGAGCATATACAGTTGGGCAGGCTGCTGATTTAGTTAATCGTCATAAAAAATATATGCCATCACTAATGAAACGAGGAGTCATCCCATTTCCAACGGGATCTCAAAAAGGTGGGGCTAGAGGATTCCAAGTAAGATCATATTATTCAGAATCGCAGGTAAGAGCAATACGTGATATACTTGCTTCATACCATATTGGTAGACCAAGAAAAGACAAATTAATAACAAACGATATTACGCCCAGCAAGCAAGAGTTGACACGCAGAATGGGCGATGGTATACTTACTTATAGGAAAACAGAAGATGGTCGGTTTGTTCCAATTTGGAATGAATCTATTTAGCGAAGGGTATAAAATGTCAGACAGCAATTATGTAGTAACAAATGAACCAACCAAAGTATCCGTAACACTAGGTTACACACTTAATCTGGGAAACTTTCAATCACTAAGGCTAGATCTTGGCGTAGTTGATAGTTCACGCAATGGAGAGACTGTTGATCAGTCTTTTGAGCGTGTATACAAGTTTGTTGAAGATAAACTTACAGACAAAATCAAGGAAGCACAAGAAGAGGCTGCCGAAGCATAATGGCCGAACGCAAAGACCGTATGGCTTTGCTTTCAAGATACAGTAAGTATCATACCGCAAGGTACGAATCAAAGCCATCTCTTAATCTAAATGTAGAGCAGTGGGCTTCTGATGCCCTTGTAGAATCATACACACTGCCAGGATGCTACGATATACTTGAGTATTACTTTTCGGTTGCAGAGAATCCATCTTGGAATCACTTTGCATACAATGCAGAAAAAATATTACAGGCACAAAAAGATAAAGTTAAAGATATAGCAGAGCGCAATGAGCGCAGACGATTAGCAAAGGAGTGGTTAAGTGAATAACACAGAGGCAAAACTACTTACGGCTGTTTTAAAAGATAAACAAATCCATGTTCTGCTCCAAGCCAATGTCGACAACCTTCTTAGAACACACGGAGATATCTGGAATTTCGTTAGACTATATTTTGAAAACAATTCAGTCCTACCACCAGTAGAGTTGGTTACTGAAAAGTTTAGAGACTTTGATCCAGTGTCAGGTGTGGGCGCAACAAAGCATCATCTTGAAGAGTTGCAGGGCGAGTACCTAACAGATAGCCTAAAGGATATAATTAGATCCGCAGCATCTGAAATCCAAAATAATAATGGGAATGGTGCCCTTAATGAATTAATTACAAAGACTTCAGAACTAAAAAAGAATACTGCTGCAATTCGTGATATTGATGTTACTGATCTTGAGTCTGCTATTGCTTACTTTGAAAATGTTAAAAAGCAGCAGGCACTAGGTTTGTCTGGAATTAAGACAGGTCTTCCAGGGTTTGACAATTATTTACCTGCTGGAATTATGCCAGGTCAACTCGGAGTATTCCTTGCTTATCCAGGAATTGGAAAGTCGTGGCTTGCACTTTACTTTGCTGTTCAAGCATGGAAGCAGGGTAAGTCCCCAATGGTAATCTCTCTTGAAATGTCTGAGACCGAAGTTCGTAATCGTGTATTTACTATTATGGGTGAGGGTCGTTGGTCACACAGAAAGATCAGCAATGGCGAGATTGAAATTGATATGTTAAAGGATTGGCATGCAAAGAATCTTGCAGGCAAGCCAGAGTTTCATATCATTTCAAATGATAGCGGTGGAGAGATTAACCCTTCAGTTGTTCGTGGAAAGATTGACCAGTACAAGCCAGACTTTGTAATCGTTGACTACCTTCAGTTGATGGCTCCTAATCAGAAGTCAGATAACGAAACGGTACGAATGAAGAACCTTTCAAGAGAACTTAAACTAATGGCTATCGGTGAAGAAGTTCCTATTATTGCTATCTCGTCTGCTACACCAGATGATGTTAATGACCTCTCTACGGTCCCTACGCTGGGTCAAACGGCATGGTCTAGACAGATTGCTTATGATGCTGATTGGGTGCTTGCATTGGGCCGTGGAACAAACAGTGATATCATTGAATGTGCATTCCGTAAAAACCGTAATGGATTTATGGGAGATTTTCTAGTCCAGTGTGACTTTGACAAGGGATATTATAGATATAAAGACTTTGAAGATAAGTAGTTATAATATGGTATGTCAAAAAAGAATGATATACCGTATGAATCATACCATCATAAACCTATCAAAAGGTTTTACCTTGATGGAATAATTCACGATGACTCTATGATCGGAAGGCTCAAAGAAGAGTATATACGATTATTGACTTCAGAAATGAAACTAAGTGGTTATGTGCCAAGAATTGATCTTGACCCAGACTTCACAATAGGGTATAATGATATAAAGAACTTTTTTGAATTTGAATTATCAATACAGGCAGTCTACGCAGGGAAAAGGAAAAGCGAATGGATAGCAGGAATAGACGGAACCAAACCCATCTTTATTCCGCAGAGCAAGTCAAGCGAGTCCTTACAGGATCGGGTATTACCGTAGAGTCTGAACTTGATGCAGACTTTATGATCTTTTGTCCATTTCACAATAATCACAGAACCCCAGCAGGAGAAGTACAAAAAGGTAGCGGAATGTTCTTTTGTTTTTCTTGCCAAAAATCTGCAGACCTTATAGAACTAGTTATGCATACCTCTGGCAGAACATATTTTGAGTCTGCAAGGTTTATAAAGAGCAAAGAAAAAATAAGTAATATCACTACAGAAATTGACAAGGTTCTTGTAAAAGAAGAAACCTATAAAACCTTTGATGAACTTATTATTAAAAGGTTGCACAATGGGTTGGTTGCTTCAGAAAGAGCAAGAAATTATTTTACATACAGAAAAATTGAAAAGGCATCTTGCATAAAATTTGTATTGGGTTATTCAGAAAAACAAGATATGGTAACCGTTCCAGTCCACAGTCCAGATGGCATTCCTCTCGGCTTTGTTGGCAGATCTATTGAAGGAAAAGATTTTAAGAATACCCCAGGACTTCCAAAGAGCAAGACACTTTTTAAC